TTACTTACTGAGTAAGAAATGAAGGTTAACTCTAATATATTTTAAAAACTGCTGCTCCGTTTTAACATGTAATTTTCGCATAATGCTCCGGCGGAGTGACTTTGTCTGCTCTTCAGAAAGTGAAAGTAAAGCGGCCGTTTCGCTTAAATGATAACCGCTGGCGATCAGTTTTAACAGGTGACGTTCTGTTACTGAAAAATGACGAGTCGTGCAGTAGTGGCAAATGCCAGAAGGGACGCTATGTCGAAGCGCTCGTTTATGTAAGATCAATATCATTTTCCGGGTAATTTCTTCAACATCATCTTCCCGATAAATATGCGGCAGCATATACAGACATGGTCTGAACATGAGCTTTTCTTTATCGCATTTATTACAAATAATTACCCGTAGCTGATGTTGGGTATGCATAGGTATCTGGTAACAGCCTGCGCTGAACCAATCATCATCCAGGGCCAGGAAAGCGATATCGGCATTATCTATCTCTTCTGGCGGCAGAAAGTCAATTTTCTGCTGCCATTGATTCGCCAGACGCGTCATGATGATTTTCAACCCATGCTCAAAGTGACTGTTTTGTTCCTTAATAGCGATACGCAGCATAAAAAATATCCTACACGGCAGGTGAATCATGGTGAAATATTAAAGAAACTGATTGATTATCTAAATACTGGCGGCCTTAATTCCCACTTTATGCGTGCTGAGATGTGTCCAGGCGATTTCCTGGAACCTGGCATTGCGCCAGAAAAGACGATATTCGTACACTTAGTCAGCAACCAGAACAAAAGCCATTGACTCAGGAGTGCCTGACCGTATAATTCTCGCGTTTCGTCTACACGAAGTCTTCACTTCACAAGGCGCCCTTAGCTCAGTTGGATAGAGCAACGGCCTTCTAAGCCGTGGGTCGCAGGTTCGAATCCTGCAGGGCGCGCCATTATATATCAACTGGTTACGCCTCTTTAATTCCCTCCTTATTTTCCATATGGGACATATTTGTGACATCATCACTGAAAATCGAGTCAATTTGCTTCGCGTGTTCCGTTAAATGATTCGGCGCAAGGTGAGCATATCGGCGCACCATATCGATGCTCTCCCATCCTCCCATTTCCTGCAGAACAGAAAGCGGCACTCCGGACTGAATTAGCCAACTGGCCCACGTGTGCCTCAGATCGTGGAAACGGAAATCCTCAATTCCAGCCCGGCGGCAAGCTGCATTCCATGCTCTCTGGTCATCGACGCGCATCTTTCTGATAGTCGGAGTCTTTGAGCCATCGGGCCGGATGCCTTCTTTCGTATGCACGAACACCCATTTATGATGCTTACCAATCTGTTCACGCAATACCTTACAGGCAGTGTCATTTAGCGCTACGCCAATAGCGCGGTTTGACTTGCTGTCTTCAGGGTTCACCCAGGCAACACGACGTTGCATGTCAATCTGTTGCCATTCCATATTGATGATGTTAGACCGCCTAAGTCCTGTTGCCAGCGCAAATTTAACAACAGATTTCAACGGTTCAGGGCATTCATCAATCAGGCGTTTTGCCTCTTCTTTCTCCAGCCATCTGACGCGTTTGTTTCTGACGGCTGGAACCTTGATTACAGGCGCTTTCTCCAGCCATTTCCAGTCACGTTCTGCTGCACGCAGAATAGCCTTCATTAATGCCAGGTGTTTGGCCTTAGTGGAGGTTGTGACCGGTTTAGCTGAATAGATTGGTGCAGGTTCTCCATTCTTCTGCGCCGCGGCAGCTTTGATTTTCCATATCTCAAGCTGTTTGCGGTTGCTCATCTTGTTTACTGCTAAGTAAATCTTTTGCTCGGTTACATCCTTTAACCGTACTCCCTCAAAATGCGCCAGCCAGAAAGCCATACGGCTACGGTCATCTTTCAGTGATTTCTTCTCCGCTTTTTCCTCAAGCCAGCGCATGCAGGCATCATCAAACGTTACATCAGGGAAATCACCAAGCCTGTCTACTCGCCACAATTCAGCTTTGCGCTTGTCATGTAGCTCAGTAGCGAGCCGCTTGTCGGAAGTCCCAAGGCTTTCCTTAATTCGCTTCCCGCCCGGTGTCGAGTAGGACGCGTACCATATTTCACCTCTGCGGAAGATAGACATTTTCTTTCCTCTTTTATGTCATCACCCGCGCTCACCTTAACAGTATGCAGCGGAGATTGAAGCGCCGCAATGCAGGCTTGTCGTGTGGTGAGGTAAGGAGATTTCGGTTTGGTGGGGTCTTTGCGTGTTGCCTGAAGGCGGCCTGTGCGAATCCAGTTTGTGGCGGTAGGTCTGGATATCTTGAGAAATGCACAGGCCTCATCGAGTGTGAGGCTGTGTGATTCCATGGTTACTCCGGATAAAAGAAAACCTCGACTGTGCGAGGTTTGTTAGTTGCGCTCTGCTGGGGATTTAGCCATTACTCATCTTCCGCTTTAGCTTGATAATCTGACCTTCAAGTTTCTGCCGCTTCTCCCGCTCAACTATCAGACGCTTTTTGTAATTACCAAGCCTGCGCTGGTACAACTCCTTGGCATTAACCGCATTGGTGATTTCAGACTTCTGAGCTTTAACAAGTCGTTCGAGTCGGGATATCTCCTGACGCATTGAGTCTCGTAACTCAACGCCTTTTTCGATGGTGGACTCAAGCTGCTCTGTGTATGTTCGAATTACTGAGGTATTCACTACTTCACCTCCTGCTGCGGCGGTTCTGGCAGCGGCATCCAGTGTGATGGTATCCACGACGCACCAGGAATTATCCACCCATCATTAGCGTCAGGATGTCCTGGGATGTAAGTCGCCCATTTCATTCGCCAGTCACCTTTCCTATCAAACTCCCTGGCAACAAGAACTCCTGTTTTGCTATCCGGCATCCGTTCGCTACAGCTTATCCAGCCATCCTGAGTTAACGTTGATTTTCCAGCAGGAATATTTTCCGGAATATTTTGTGGCGCATTTTGTGGTTTTGGTGCTGCTGCGAGCAATAAATACCATAATCTTTGAGAGCAATTACCGCATGTGCAGCGCTGACCAACTTCGTTTATTGCGTTACCTATTTCCGGCGTCACCACCTTAGGAACCATCACGTAGCCAGGAGGCGCAAGGTAGCGAACTTCCACCGAGCGATCAGGTTCAGATGCCATGCCAATGCCGATTGCCGGAGAGTTGCCAATTACAGCCTCCTGATAGCGCTCAATCCTGACGTATTCCTGCACCTTATTACCATCGCATGCGAGCAACCACTGAGCAGCTTTTGCACCATCTGTGTGGAATGCGCAGGTGCGCCCATCATCAAATTGCATTTCGTAGAGTTCAGCAACCTGTTCAAACTGCGTTTGTGGCAACTCGTAAGTTTGGCTTACAGGTTGGTTTGGTTTTTCTAAGTCATGATGCCAGGCGGCGCGAACTGTGCGTGCAATTCGTTCACGTAACTGCTGTGTGCCGTGATACTCAACAGCAATATCACGCAGATCGTTTACCAGTTCCCGGATTTGATTCTCTTTCACGATTTACCTCCGTTGAGCATGGCGGCGCGGTGTGTTACATCTGGAGCTAGATACTCATAAGCAGCTTTTGCCATAGCGACTGCAAGTCCCCTGTCCCTGTATCTCCCTATTGTTATTTTCTCTCCATCCCTGCCGAGCTGGACAAGCCATTTCTCGCGCCTGCTATCCCAAGTAACGCCTTTGTGCCCTGATTTGTTGTCATGTCTAGTAGAGAGATTTCTTGCGTTACCTTTACTATCTGTAACCCTGATGTTTGACCATCTGTTATCTGCTCTATTTCCATTGATGTGATCGGTTACGAGCGGCCATTTACCTGTCATATAAAACACGGCGAGTCTATGCGCTCTGAACTCTTGACCCAAAACGCGAAATCTTAAATAACCTTGTGAATCTAAGTTTCCGCACTCTTCTCCAGCAATTGCGTTACTGCTTGTCGTCGTCAGTCGAAGAAATTTCCCCGTGTCGGGGTTGTAGCGGATTACCTGATGAAGCTGCTCTTTAGTAAATTTCACAGGCATTTGTTCATCTCCTTAAACTTCTCTATTGCGGCGTTCCATCCCATTTTGTACGCCTGGCCAATAGTCGTTACACAATCTGCGCTCTCAAGAGCATAAATGGCCTGCCGAACACTGATGGACTCTGGCACAACCGGCTCCGGCTCCGCCTCCAGCGCTGCCAGCGCGATACGCGCCAGCTCGCGCACAACTTCTGGCGGGGCGTAGTGGTCATTAAGGTCATCGTACAACCGGATCATCTCTTGGCTGTTGTCCGGGTGTACATCCTCGTTAGTACCAGCAAGTGCAGTGATGACCTCGTCGGCAGCATCAATTATTTCTTGTGCCTGTTCTTTGGTAATAGTGGTCATGGGTTAGTCCTCCCTGTACGGATTTAATTTGTTGTGCAGTTTGTTAAATGGCCCCCATACGATGGAGCTATACCACTCAGCTATTTTTTCTGCCTGTACGCCTGCTAACCAGATGAAGAATATCGGTGATATTGGAACCATTAAAATAAGAAAGAGAAGGAAAAATAGAGCCTCTTTAAACCGACTTTGACGTGGATAATTCTTCCGGAATATTTTGGTCATTTCACATCCCCTTACCGATGCCAGCGGCGTTTAATTTCTGCCGTAATTCTACTAATTTGGTTTGTACCGCTCTTTGCCTGTGCCATTGCAGGACGAGCATTTCGGACTACCGTTGTGGTCGTAATAACCACTGCCGTTACACGCCGTGCAGGGACGCAGCTTCCAGCCAAAAACGAAACGTTGGTAATATTCAGTTCGACGAACTTTGCGTTCGTGGAAGTTACACATCTCACCCCCTCTCAATACGCAGCGCCTGTTTGTCGATGTAGCTCATTGGGCAGTCTCCGGTGGATAACAAATATCGTCGAAATATTTTTCTGCTACGCACATGTTGAAGTGATCGAGATTCATCTCCTCCACCTGGAGTTTTGCCCCAACAATGCCTGTGCATCGATTGACGTAATACCGGTTTTCTGTGGATTCCGCTACCCACTCCATAAGGTCTTCGGTGACATTTTTTAAGCAACGTAAGGCGTAGTCCAAATCAGTAAAATTCTGAGCATCAGTGATGCAGGAGACGACATAATACGTGGTGACTTTTGGCCCATCAGCGCGTCGTTTAAGCTCTCTTTCGATAGCGTTTTTCAGATCAACCAGTTCATGGTCATTGAGTTTGTCGATGTTGCTCATTGGTCTGACTCCTCGCATTTGTGACTTTCTGGATCATCGGCTTTGAAATAACCGCCGCAGATTTTGCAGGGTATCGTCGGCACTTCGTCGTAATTTGAGGTTCCCGTAATCATGACTGCACTCCTTTGCGAAGCTGGGCGGCGATACCTTCGAGAACGCCATCGGCGAATGAGCGATCAAAATCGCCTTCCGGCGCATCAGCCATAAATTCTGTGGAGGTCAGTATCATTCGTGCGATGTCCGCAGCGTTCTTTGCTGTGTCGTCGATAAATCCTGCATCCCATGCGGCCAGCATTCGGTTAGCAACAAAGTAAGCGCCTTCCTTGTGAGCCTGCGCCCGCATCTCCGCCAGAAAAGCGTCGGTGGCTGGGGTGCCTACCGACTTGCGAAGAATGTTATAGGCCGCCATCATGGCTCGCTCCGGCACGTCATCGTCAGCATAGAACGCATCAAGACATGACATCATCGCCGACAGTGTAGGATTCTGGTATTTAAGTTCCTCATTCTCCGCAGCCAGCGCCGAAAACTTCTCGTGCGCCAACTTAACAACTGCATCAGCCTGCTTAAGTGACTCCATTGCTTTATCGTTATCCACCGTTAACACCGCGTATTTAGCCTCAAGCTCCGCATAATCACTATGACGCACCATATCAGTACAGAATGATTCTCCTGTTATTGGTGGTGATAACTTGTCACTGACAATCGTGTATATTTTCACTTCTTTCATTTCTTCCCACTCCGCAACATTGCATTCAGATATTTGTTTTCATTCACTGATGGAAAACTCTTTCTCGCCAGCATTTCTTCGCGTGGAATATCGTTGATGGGCTTGAAGCGGTGTCGAATAATCATTTCAGATGGCAGGATACCGGGGTCGTAGGACAAACCTCTCATGATGAATTCCTCAGTTATTGCTGATAGCGCCGTAACGCGAACGGTAATCACGAAGGCGCTGGTCTATTTCAATAAATTTGGTGTAAGTGGCTTTGCGGAATGGCCGGATGGATGTCTGGTAAATTCGCTCGCGTTCTTCTTTCTCTGCAAGCCATATACAGTGGCGAAATTCCTTTTCCTCTTTCGTTTCCTGCGGTAGCGACATTATCAGGTCGTAGTTTTTTCTGAATTTTTCCAGCACCTCCGATACGGAATTGCCGGAACATCGGAGAGGATTGTTATAGTCAAACAATGGTTTTGGCATAATAATATGATATCCATTATACAATGTTTGTGGCTTGTTTGTATTTGCTATGTTTTTATGGCGTTGATTATAAGTGTCTCCATATTTTCTTGTTTTTAATTAAACCAACATGTGTGTGGCTTATATTGTATTCTCTAGCAATAATTCTGTTTGATCTGATATCTCTACGGATATCAAAAATCTTATCCTTTGTTAATTTTGAGTTGCCGTTCTGTTCTCCTGTTTGATATTTTGCGCGTCCCTTATGACGCATATCTGCATTGTTGTCAGAAACTGTACCTACTGCTAGATGCTCTGGATTTACGCAAGATGGGTTGTCACACAAATGAATAACAACCTTTCCTTCTGGAATTATTCCTTTTCTAAACTCATATGATAATCTGTGAGCCTTAACTACTTTTCCATTAACGCTTATTCTTCCGTACCCTCTGCAACTCTTCCCAGCCATCCAAATATGGCACTCAGTTTCCATATTTTCAGGTACATACCCTGAATTAATGTCAACCTTTGCTAAAAATCTATTCTTTAATTCATGAAGATAATTATGTGATAAATTTTCAATCATTTTAATTAACCACTAATATTTCAATAATCTATATCAAGATGGTGGATGTGTTGCCACGATTATTAAAATGGGATCTCATCGTCGAAGTTCATAGGAGGTTCGTTGTGTTGTGCCGGTGATGATTGCTGCTGTGGCTTCTGTGATTGCCTGTCGGCTGCTTGTTGTTTGTTGTCGCCAGTGCCTCCAAGCATTTGCATCACACCATTAATTCCAACATTAATCTCAGTGGTGTAGCGGTCTTGCCCTGTCTGGTCTTGCCACTTTCTGGTTCTCAGCATTCCCTCGAAATAAACCTGATCACCTTTTTTCACATACTGCCCTACGACTTCAGCAAGTTTCCCGACTACGGCAACACGATGCCATTCAGTCTGCTCCTTTTGTTCGCCAGTCTGTTTATCTCGCCACTGCTCTGATGTAGCGACTGTCAGGTTAGCGAACGCCGTCCCTGATGGTGAATAACGAACCTCCGGGTCTTGTCCGACCCGGCCTAAGATGATCACCTTATTTACGCCTCTACTAGCCATTTATGCCGCCTGTTTTAGTTCGTTAACTCTGATGTTCATTACCTGAACGCATTTTGTCTGCGCATCATCGTGACCAGCCAATAATTGCCAGTCATGCTGATATCTCTCAATTAGCTTTTTCTTGTCAGTTTCTGTTGCTGCATATTCACTGAAGTCTTTCAGGATTTGCTCGCAGTCAACCGATGGTGATTTCTGGTTGGTATTTTCTGGTAATGGTTGATTGCCTGATGCTGGCATGGCCCATCCCGGCAGCGATGGAGGGAGCCAGTAAAATCCTGTTCCATCCTTCAGTTTGGCCCTGTGCCATCCTTGTTTCTTATCACTGGATATCTGCGCAAAACCTTCCTCAAGGTTATACAGATACCGACCAATTCCCCACTGAACGGCAGCACGCTTCATTGCGCCGGAGCGGCCACCTTTGACGGCTTCTACCTGTGTGTTTTCAGCAGCATCCCATTTAGTTACCCATTCGGAATCAATCTTGATTGATATGCCGCATTCAACGCCACCGTTGTTGGGAATATCGCGGTATTCATTGCGCCATCCTGCTTTGCCGCAAACATCGTCCAGGCGTTTCATGATTGCCCTGTTTGTGACATAAGCCAGCACCAAAGCCCACACTTTGCCATCGCGTGTTTTACCGCTTTGCTGTATTCGCCACTCAATATCTTCAGCTGCGAACGGTTCATCTAACTGATCCAGATTCATGAGTAATACCCCGCAAATTCATCCCAGCTAATAACCGGATTCTGCCGTTCTGCGGCTAAGTTAATTTGCTGCTCCACTTCCTCATCAATTTCAGGAGAAATGAGAGCAATAAATTCTTCATCATCAAAATCATGCAACATGACGCGCCTCCCATTCTTCGTCCTGCCACTTATCCCAACCAAGAGCTATTCCGGCAGCCCATGTATACGCATCAGACATTCCCTGTTTTGTATCCGGAAATACTTTCTCATATAGCTTGTTGAACTCCCTGTTTCCTTGCTGAACAAGAATTGTTCCATTAACAGGCGTAATGGTCATGGCGTGGCACTCCTGGCTGATTAAGAATTTCACCGAGACGTTTCCATCCGGCCCGTAATTTTCTGGTTATACGCTCTAAAAGTGATTCATTAAGTTGGGCGATACCCATGACGGCACCGCCCGCGATAGCAAATGTCATCGTGGGATTCTCCATTTTCATTTATTGGCATAGCTAAAACGCCTCGATATGAAGCGCTGTGGATATGCGATAAAACAGCCGCACTCAGGCGGCGGCTGTTGTTTCTTCTTTCAGGCTTTCGATATATTCACGCGGGTCGTCGTAACACTGGCATTCGCTATACCAATCCACCCAGCGATCCGTAAGCTCCATTTCTTCCAAATCCTGGTCAGTAAGGCTCTCATCCCACATCTCAAGGCCGTTAGCGTTGCAGTAATCAGGTTTGATGTTGTTGTCATACTGAAATGCGTCATAATCAGCCAGTGCATCCATCACTCGCACACCCTCTTCAACACTTGCTACTTCTACAATGAATGGCTTCATAGGAACTTGCGGGATATGCCAGACACGTAATTTCATATTTCCTCCAGGTAAAAAGAATGCCGCCCATATAGAGCGGCAAATAACATCAAGGGATGATTTTTCGATTAACCAGAACGAGTCGTCGTCCTCGTTTGGTTACGAGCGATATTGCTCCGTGTATTCACTCACTGGAATGAATACACAGTGCTTATTCGCTTTCTATCTCTTCAAACCCCCAATCCATTCTTTCCCATGCAACATCCTTCATAATTTCATCCTTATCCCCTTCACTGTATGAGTCCCATTCATCATCAGAGATACCAAGATCCTCTTCAATGTCAATTTCCTGCTTATAGCAGGAATGAATATTTGCGCCTGAATCTAGCCAAACTTTAAATTTTCTGCCCATTTAAAATTTCTCATCATATTTATGCGATATTGCTCACATAGCAGACTGCGCAATCTGCTATAGGTGCATCACTCACACGCTACAAACTCACCATCTTCATTCAGTTGATACCATGTATTCGGCATAATACCGTTCTCGCCAACTTTGCTTGCGCGGATGTGAATCAGTTCGCCATCTTCATCGCGATAACAGAGGACGATTGCCCCACCTTCTGATGCGCGAGCTTTTCCTTCAATGCCGAACGCCGCTGCTACGGATTGTGATCCAGAAACAAAACTCCAGTAAAAAAACAT